CATTGGTCACTTGATTCAGCGGATCGCTCTTATCAGCTTCGTCGGTGATGATCACCTTCGGGCTGAACGGAGACTGCGTACCCAGATCAGGCACACCGTAGGCTTGTTGGCCGAGGAACAAGGAAGCGTGAACGTCCTTGCCAGCAGCCAAGCCGCCACCACCGGAGTTATCGTAGTCGAAGCGATCATCATCCTCAGAATTAGCGATACCGCTAATGAACGGGTTGGTGGTCATCACGAACTTAGCACCGTACAGCGAGCCAACTTCACCCTTATAGAGTTCGCCAACATTGCTGTACTGAGCAGCATTCAACCACTCGTTGATCTTCATGATGTCGCTCAGAACTTGCGGAGAAGCAACACACACATAGTGACCGCCGGAGACGGGGTTAGCGCGGTTTACTTTCAGCTTAGTCACGGCGTCGAGGATTGCGCCAGCGTCGAGCGTGTTGCCCGAAGTGGTAGCCTCAAACGTGGTGTAGTCAGTCCCGCCATCAGCGTACATCTCAGTAAGAGTGTCACTGTTGTCGAGGGCGTTTCCGTCACCATTCTCCTTAGCGTCACCACCAGCGTTGGAACCAACAAGCACGTTGCGCGTGATGGTGTCCAGATCAAGAGCAGCGTCTTCACCGCAAGTCTTGATGCTTTGTTGCAAGCTGTTGAACAGGTCGGTAGCAGTCAGGATGTCCGTCAGCTTAACGACTTGCCCACGCTGAGTGAGTGCTTTCTCGATCTTCGAGAGCGTCAGTGAGCGAGTGCCAGTAGGCGCAGTGCCTTCAACCAAGTCAGCGATTGCTGCTGTCGAAGGTGAGCCGTAGCGAAACATAGTGATAGCTTTGTGACCTGCTTTCGCGGGTAACGGAGCTTTTTCACCGAATTGATCCAACACAAGTGCCTCAACAGCGTAGGTCAGCAATTTCTTGCTGAAGAAGTTTTGGTACTGGTTGGAAAGAGTAGAGCTAGTATTTGTAGCCATAATATTATTCCTTAGTTACTAGCCCGTGAAGCAGTTATTAGCCTCGGTTATCGTGTTCCAAAGCAGCATTAAGAAGAGCAGCAGACTGCTCGTCATCTGATAGTTCATCAAATGATCGAGTTCCACCGACCTTCTCGTTTGTATAACCGCCATTCACGGACAATTTTTTTTCCAGTTTAGTTAGTTTTTCAGTAAGTTCTTTAACTTCAGATTGGCTCGAATCAGCAGATTCAGCTTTCATTTGCCATTGAGCAATTTGAACTGCGTGTCGCAGTCCTTTACCCTCTGGTAAATAAACCAAATCAGGATATTCCCGTAAGAGTCCGTTGGCCTTTTGAGTGAGATCAGCATCTTTATCATCAAGCTCTGGGTGTTTAGCGCGTAATTCGTTATACGCGCCCTGCCAGTCTTCCTGATGTTTCTTGCTAATCTCCTCTGCTTGCAGGTCGTTTACTGTTTCATTGCCTTTTTCACGAAGCTTTTTAGCTTCCTTCTTAGCAATCTTAGCATCTTCCCGCTCGCCGTTATCGTCAGCTTCTTCTGCGATTTTATCCCAGTCATCAGCCGACAAGCCATCTTCATCCCTGTAAGCGTTGCCTTCTTGAACTTTAACTTTCAGCTTCTCAATTTCTTTTCGAGACTCTTCAAGTCTTTCGCGCTCGGCTTTAACCTCCTCCTTCGCAGCATTTATTTCTTGCCACGAACGAGATTTGCGCTCCTCGTTCTTAGCCCACTTACTCTTTTTGGGTTGCTCCTTAGCTTCAGGAGCCTCGCCCTCTGTCAATGAACTTACTTGTTCGTCAGCATCCTGCCCTTCAGATTGCGGTTCCGCATCTGCCTGAGCTTCTGTCTCCACTTCCTCGCCCCCTTCTGAGACTTCCGCCTCAGCTTCTTGACTGCCGTCAGGCTCCGTTTCCGGCTCCTGCTGGAGTTCAAATTGGGGTTCGGGTTCCCCCGCAGATAATGAGTTGTCATACTCAGTAGCTGCGGCCAACATTTGCTCGGCGGTTACTTCGCCGTTTTCTTCTGGCATTTTGCTCTTCCAATTAGTGCTATCCTCGTCCAATCAACGCACTAAACCGATTGGCCGTTGCTGTGGAGCCTTCACTCATCGAATACTCGGCTCCGAGTGTATCCGATGTAAATTCTTCCGGCTCTTCGACATCTTCTGCAAGAGCTTCAACCGTGTGAACAGCCGTGCGAATACCATTTGCAAAACCAGCATTAAATTCAAGTTCTTTTTTACTGGACACCGCTTGCTGGTTTTGCTTGAGAACCATATTAAGCAGCACCATTCGGAACCGCTTACCTTCATCAGACACAAGAAACTTGCGTAAAACTGATGATTCTTGCGCTGTCCACTCAGGCTCCCCAATCCACGGGATATGCTTAGATAGACGCCACGCAATAGATATAAAGTTAAAAAATCTCATTTATTCTTTTTCCAGCTAATCCGCTCCGGCCCTTTTTTCTTTCTCATCGCACTATTGCACTGAGACTTCGTTGGCCTACAAGCTGGGTAGCCATCCCGCTTTTCGCCCCTCTGGCGGCCACAGGGCTTGCCAGTCTTGCAGTCAACCCAGCCCTTCCCGTCATTACGGGCAAACCATTTATGCAGACTTTCTTTTGCCACTCTTGTTTCCCCAGTTTTTTGCCCCAACCTTACGGCACTGAACAACAGCACCAGATGCGTAAGCCGAAGGCCAGACTTTGTAGCGTCTCTTGACCTTCTTGGTGCAAGCGTCTTCTTTTTTCTTTTCAGCCATTACCACTTTTTGCACGACCAGTATCGTGCGGACATTTTATCGGTTGCGGTATCGCAGTTGTGTCGTGCGCGGAAACTTTTTCGTCTGGCTGGGTCGCTCTTTTTAATCGTCATGTTAGCATCGCCAAACCGGATGATTTTTTCCTTACCATCTTTACACGCCTTAACTACAAACTTCTTCCCACCCTGCACTTGACGCTTAGGCGAGTTACACTTCATTTTGGATTTATCTATAGCCATTATACTGCTGCCTGTTGCGGTTGCATTTGTTGCATAATCTGTTGAACCTGTGCTGCTTGCTGGTCTTCCTCAGACGGAATCATGCCAGTCTGCCGCAAGTAATCTTCCACATCTGCTCGCATTGAGCGAGCGTTGTTAGTGTCTACCTGCTCGTACCCAGCCAGCAGTTGGTCTAGTCGAGCCATAATTGCTTGCTGCCCTTCTGGACTAATCTGCAAGCCAGCCTGCCTCGCTTTCTCTAGGTACTGCATTAACACGCCGATTCGAGCGGGATGCTCGTTAACCTGACCCGCAGGGATCATTTCTCCGATTAGTAGGGCCGGAAGAATCTGTTGCTCGTCGGTTACTTCACTGGCTGCTTTCTCGTTCGGGTCTTGAACCAGTCTGGGAATAAGGGAGGGGTCTTCCAGTTCGAGGATAGACTTGTCTAACTCAACCTGATTGATCCACGGCGAGTTCATAAACAACTGCTTACGCTGCACCGCTTTGTTCAGCAGCATAGCCTTGCTTACCATATCCATACCACCCCGTGGCTCCAACTGATACTCGTCGTGCAACGCAACAGGGTCAACGGTGAGACTGTCTTCAAGAAATCTATACTGTAGACTTTTCTTATCAAACTGAAGGAGTACGCTCCAAGACATGCGGAACAAATCTCCCAAAGCTTGACGGAAGAGGCGCAGACGCAAATCCATATTCTGCTGCGCTTGAGCGTTAACGGATTCGATCTCAGTGGCAGTGCGGCGATCCCTGTCCGCCATTATTCCATAGTCGGGAACGGTGACTCGCTGCTCGGCTATGGCTTGCGTCTGCTGAACCTCTTTATCAAAGTCCATTGGAGTGCTCGGCATTTGAACCGGAGCAATGCCAAAAGGCAGGATTTGGCCGGGGTTTAGCCTTAAATTAACACTATTAGGCAAGTCTCGCTCGGCTCGGAACAGCGGTTTGTTGAACAGCGTAAAGGCGTCCATCTTCTCGTTCCAGATTTTGCACATCGAAGCCTCGAAAGGTGCAAGCACTTCGCAAACTCCGCGAGGCGAATACCAGCCGCCGTCAGTAATCTCATACTTAGTAACAGCAAAAGGAGGTTGACCGTGATCAAACGGAACCTCCATAGCGTCTCGCAACGGAATCTCTGGGGCTTGCGGAGAGAAACATTCCATCATCCACTTGCCGTCTTCGTCCTGTGTGTAGACTTCCCACACAATTATCTGATCTTCATCATTGGAATGCGTAATCCCCTCACGAATCTCCCGCTCGTACTTCAGATCATCTGTGATGCCGGAGTCCTTAGCGTTGCCGCCCTTAATGCGATCAATGGTTTCCTTACTGGTGTCGTAAATGCCAGAACGCTTGTAGTGCTCTAGGCTCATAGGCATGACCTGTGTGATGCGATCAGCCGTATCCAGACCCTTCGTCCACGGCGGAACGATCATATACATTGGGTCTACCGCTTGGAACTCAACCTGCTTCTTGTCAGGGTTCCAATAAATCTTCATAACCCCCTGACCACTGACAAGCAT